ATGGCTATTTCAGACAGTTACCTTAAGGCGTGCCTGAACAAAGAAAGGGAAAAAGTTGAGGAGAAGTCCGATCGTGATGGGCTTTGGGTGAGGGTTTCCAAGAAGGGCGCCGTTACTTTCTTCTACCGATACCGGTTTCTCGGCAAGCAGGACAAGATGACTCTGGGCAGCTATCCCGCACTGAGTCTTAAGGCTGCGCGCGAAGAGGTTGAAAAATGGGCTTCTGTGCTGGTGGGCGGAGATAACCCAAAAGTTAAACGCGACTTGGAGCGCGGCAAGATCTCCACGCGATACACGTTCGAGGAGTTGTTCAGAGAATGGCATGGCATGGTTTGCATTCAGAAGGGTAATGAAGCCCAGGTGCTGCGTTCGTTTGAGATCCACGTTTTTCCACGCCTGGGGAAATACCCGGCAGCAGAAATCACGGTTCACAACTGGCTGACGCTGCTGGATAAGCTCGCAAAGGCATATTCAGAGGTTACCAGACGGATCATCAGTAATGGCAAGCAATGCTATTCCTGGGCTGTAAAGCGACAGCTGCTAACATCAAACCCGCTTTCAGAGCTTACTGGGCGCGACTTCGGTTTGAAAAAAGGAATGGGGAAGAGAACGCTTTCGAGAGATGAAATTGCATTGTTTTGGAAGGGCTGCGATGAGTGCCGGATGAGCGAGCGAAACAAGATCATGCTCAAGCTGTGCTTGTTCTATGGCTGTCGGATATCTGAGCTTCGCTTGGCGAAAAAGCAGCATTTCGATTTCGAGGAAGGGGTGTGGACGGTTCCACCTGAGAACCATAAAACAGGGGCCAAAACACAACGCGCGATACTTCGTCCGATAATCGCGGAGATCGTTCTAATCTTGAAAAGAGTAATCTCTCTTGCTGAAGGTGATTACCTTTTTTCAAGCAAAAAAGATGCGCCAATGGGATCGGGAAACCATCTAAGCTTACCTGCAAATCTGCGGCTGTTTATGATTAAGGCGTATGATGTGAACGTCCCTCATTTCACCGTGCACGATCTGCGACGCACCGCACGAACAAATTTCTCCGACCTCACGGATCCGCACATTGCCGAGATAATGCTCGGCCATATGCTACCGGGAGTGTGGGCGGTGTATGACAAACACACTTATCTGATTGAAATGAGGGTGGCGTATTCTAAATGGTGGGCAAGACTGATGAGTATTACTGAGCCAGACGTGGTTGAGTTCAAGCCTCGTTCCGCTGGGTAAATCGGCCTCTATCGCTTCGCGGGTTGTGAAGTGATGCAAATGGCTTGGTGCGCTTTATTTTCGTTTCGGCCTCTTGCCAGGCGGCAACCTTGTGGCGATACCACTTGTTAGGCGCGCCGGCCGCTGTGATATCAGGCTCCGGGAACGGGTTGTTTTCCGGAGTTCTTTTTCTGTAGCGCTCAAGGGTTCGCGATGACACCTCCAATTCACTGCAAATTGTTGAAGTTGTCATCCAGCTATGATCGTTCATGGTTACCTCGCTACTTCCCCTCCCGCACCCGATGAACCTCACAGCAAAGGCGCAGCCAAACCGGCGTAGACTTCGGCCAGTACGGGGCTATCTTCACTGCGTGCTTATCGAGTAACTGACGGAGGGTTAAATTGTTGGAAGGGGAGTCGAAATCTCTTAAAAGTTCTCTGGCTGTGCTGCGGAGAAGGTTTTTCTGAACGCTGCCGGCATCAGCGTCAGGCTGTTTACTGGGCATTGATTCCCCCAATGATCCCAGCCAGGCGCATCGCCACGGCTGAATAGTTCGATTCGTGACACGTCGCCGTATAGCAGCTCAAGGCGCCGGCGGACTTCCCAGGGTTTCGCGCTGTGCTCGCCGAGACAGCTGAACACAACCTGCTTTACCGATGCGCTGGCGCGCTCGATGCCCTGGCCACGAACGGCGATCAACACGTCTTCGGAGTTGGCGCGCGTGTAATTGCCGCCATTCATTCGGGTTTCGGCGTTGAGCATGTCGAGCAGATCAGAGAAGTCGAAGATGGTTTGCTGCAGCAGTGCCTTATTGAACCGAATTTCGGCCTGCTGGTTCAGCTTCACCCAGGTGAACGCTTTCATCGTTCTGACGCTAAATCCCCAGGATTCTGCCAGCTCGATCGCCTCCTGGCTGTGGTTGCCTGTGTACCACATCGCGAGCACGCTATCAGGTGCAGCAATAGCCCATACCGGCAGACGCTTCAGATCCGCCATGCTCATCGTGCTGTAGTGATTGCCGGCTGCGCCATTGCTAATTGTGTTGCCGTAACTCCACGGCGGATCTGCATAGATGAGTTGATAGGTCATTGAGCGTTACCCCAGCAGCGCGCGGCCGCGTTGATGCAAAACTCTATGCGGACGTTAACCCAGACGACATCCACTGCCCGCGCCGCATTGCCTGCCTGGCGCCACAGCTCAGCCGCATCTGCAAAATGAGCGCGACGTTCTGCCTCAGCCGCTTGGTGGGCCAAAGATTTGTATTTGAATGACATGGTGACTCCGGTATCAGTAGGCGCGCTGGTGGGTTACGGGGGTGATGAGCTGGTTGAATTGCTGGACAAGCAATATCATTTTCACCACTTCTGGCGGTTCGCTACGGATATAGCTGTCAGTAATTTTACCTGGCGTGGTCGGCGGTCTTGCCCTTGCGTAAGTGATGTAGCTTGGATCGATGGAGATAACCTTAAAAGCCTTTTTCCCTTCTGCAAATTTGCTTTTGGAAACGACAAGAGGGGAGCGTTGGATAGCGCTACGCAATGACTTTATGTGATTCTCGGTAATTTCTGGGAACTGGGATTTCAGCAAATCGAAATGGCCTACTGCTGTGTAATAACCCCCATCATCGATGAGTAATTGCAGCATCTCATAATTGGTCATATCAGATCCTTATCTGGTTGTTGTAGCGCTCATGGCTCATCACTTCCCATGAGTTGCCGTTGTCTTTCGAAAGCATTCGCCAGCAGCGGGCCACTGGCAGCGTTAAATACTTATGCTGGTAGGTTTGGTTGGGTTTCTTTTCACCCCTCTTATAGGCGCATAGAACCCCCTCAGCTTTGGCGCTGATTCGTTGCGGAATTCGTGGTTTCATATTTTCGGTGGGTTATTTGTTGATTGGCGCCCAGCACGCGGATCGGATGCCAGGGCGGCGGACTTTCTCGACGGCGTTTTCTTTTTCCAGCTTGATCAGTCGCTGGCGGATGGCTTTCCCGGTCATGCCGTTGTAGCCGGCACAGCGAAGAAGACTTGCGACAGAATCCGGCGTGGAACCGGCAATGCTGAGCCGCGAGATGATTTCGTTATCGTCGGGTATCGTGATCATTCCCACCCTCCGGCGCTACGGTTCGCGTATGAGGGTGATCAGGCTCAATGAATTGACTTAATGCTGTATTCAGACGCTCCCGGAGTTGCTCTGTGTCGCTAAACTTCACGGCAGTATCGCGAAGACTGTTTACCAGCTCCCGGTAAAGATGTGGCGGCAACTTGTAACCGCCACTTACAGGTTGAGCCAGCATTGCGGCGCGGCAGGCGCTCCATGCCTTCAGCTGTAGTTCGTGCTGGATGTGGAAGTTAACCACGCGAAGACCTGCCTCCGGGCTGTTAAACCACGCCTCAAAGTCTGGCGCTGCGTTCACTGCTGGCGCAGGCGGTGCGGTGTAGTAGCCTCTTTCAACACGCAGGGATGATCCTCTCCCAGCGAAAAATCTCATCTCTTTTTCATAGTCAATTGGTGGCAATGATCGCGCTGGCAGGGCGGTTAACAGCTGCGTGATAGCTATCGCCTTCACCTTCATCACGTCATGCAATTCATCGAGCAGGTTCTGCAATCTGTGAGTATCAACATGCCGTGATTTTTCCGCCTCCGTCCATAATTTGCTCAGGTAATCCCCACGGACAAGTTCAGCGGCAATTTTTGTGATTTCGGCCTTGCCCACCGGCTGCGCCTCCCGGTTAGCCAGGAGTTCGCGAGATGCCTGCCATGCCTTCCACATCAAGCGCACGACTGTTGAATTGCCCTCAGTGATAGGCATCGCCATTTCTTCGTTAAACCACTCTTCAAACTGCTGGCGTTCGGTCGTTGATGTCATACTCCCTCCTTAATCATGAGGTATACAATCGCCACTGCTCGCAGCGGGTTTCTGTGCGTAGCGTTCGCTCCCGATTCATGGCTCGCTTGCCATACCGTTTTTCCTGACGGTGACAGACCGATTTTGTGTCTCTTCATGACATGGAATAGTTCTTCTGAGCGCCGCAGCGGGAAGAATCCGGTGGTCTGCACTGTGTTAAACCAATTCCATGAAAGCTGTGCGCCAGTCTTGTCGATTGGGTTGACTGCCGCGCTGTATTTTGGCTTGAGGTAATAAGCCAATCTTACGCTTATTTCTCCGTCGCTCATTTTGCTGTAATCGACCATCCTACTCATCCCCCACGGTGAAACCGGTCGCCAGCAATACCGCTTCGACGGTTTCCATGGAGGGGCTTCCCCCATCTTCAGCGTGCCCAACCTTATCAGCGATAGCTGACAGGTAATCCGGGTCGATGGTCCAGCCCCGAGACGGGTCTTTTGCCGCAGGCAACCGCACCGGCGTAGCCAGCTTGGCTTCCAGCTCGATATTTCGCTTTAACACGTCTTTCAGCGGGCCCGTCATCTGAGTGGATTTAAGCTCATCGATAGCCATCATGATCGACTCGTTGTCGGGATTGCAGCCCAGCTCGTTGCCGATTTCTTTGAACACCTGGGAGGTGTCTGCTCGGATGGCTTCCAGCTCGGCGATGCGCTGCTCTGCTGCTGCCAGTTTTTGCGCCGGGGTTAACCCTTCAACGCGTTGCATGGTTACGGTCATCTCTCCGACTTCTGCATGCTCGAAAAGCAGCTCGAGATAGTTGATAGCGCCAGATGATTTGAACTGATCAGCGAAGCAATCGGCCATCAGTTGCACGGCAAGCCCAGAAAACGTGAACCCAAAGCTTCCATCCTGCTTAGGCTCGGCTTTGTTTAGGTAAAGTTCACCAGCCAAAAACTCACCCAGGCTTTTACCCGCAATGCGTTCAGTATCGATTCCTTCGAATGCATTAACGCAAGCAATGGCGCGCTCATCTTTTTCTTTCGACTTCTCCAGCAGGGCGGAGACGTACTCTTGCGAGTAGAGGAAGTGCGGGCCATCCGGAATCGCATGGCCTGCCGAACTCCATGCAACGCCAAACATATTGCCATCAGGGCGACCGCGTTGAACGTCAACAGTCGCCACCGGCTTGCTCAGTTCGCTCAGCTTATTGTCCATCACTCGCCATCCTCATCATCGCGTTTAACGATATAGAATTCTTTGCAGCCACAGCGTGGACAGGTTGAATCCTTAACAGGCACACCACCAATTGGCTTACCTTCAACCATGACGCGCTCGGAGTGCAGGTGAACTAGCTTGCATTTCCTTCTGCAGCATTCGTATGTGTCGTTTGCCATGCTCATAATGCTTTCTCCTGGGCCTCGGCCCGCTCAAACCAAAAAACAACAGGGTCAGGCTTCATTTCAACCAGTCCCATGCGAACGAGTGCCTTACCTTTCCCTGAATGGAGAAATTCACGACGTCCGTCATCGATAATTCGGCGGTAATCATCGAGGCTATTGCAGTGTTTATGCAGGTTGCATGGATGGCAGGCCGGAACAAGATTTCCTATCTCGTCACGCTCCTGGTGCAGCATCTTCCCGTCAAAACGGATTACCGGCCTAACGTGGTCAGCATGCCATTTATCACCAAGCTCACACCCACAGTAGGCGCACCGTCCGCCGAACTTATCCCGCAATTCTGCGCGCTGCGCCTTAGTCAGCTTTGCCACGCTCCACCTCCCCATCGTCGTCTACCGGCAACCACTCGATGCCGTTAAAAAATTCAGTTGCCGCCATCGCTGTTGAGCTGTACGAAGTAGAGCCAGGCTGTGAAACGACGTGCGCGCCAATTTCTTCATCGAAATAACGCAGGCTCCCTGGCTTGAAGTTTTGATTACCCACGCTCCACCTCCCTAGCGCTGTCACCTGAGCGGTGATTCCAACGGTCTACAGCATCGTCATGGTCTCCGTTTGGGCCACGGGTGCCGCATGACAAGCAGAGGACTTGCCACCCGAGAAAGTGGCTGCGGTGCTGCAGCTGCACGTTCCCATTTCCATGCACGCCGCAGAACGGGCAAGGCTTCAGTTCATTTGCTGGCATCACGCACCTCCCACGCGACGAAACTCGATAACCCACACCCAGGGGTTAGCGTTCCAGCTCTCATCTCCGTAGATGGATTGCCAGAGGCGCTGGAATGCAACCTTGGCTGTGGCAAAGTCGCCCTTTGGCGTAAGGAAAGTGTCCGGGTAATCCAGCAGCATGTCGCCAGCCGGTTTTACTCCCTCAGCCCTAGCATCCTCTTCGCTGATATCGTTCAGGCGCTCAACACGCACTGCGGTGATTTCCAGCGTGATGCGGGATGCCCAGCGCGGCATATGGATTGATGGGCGCCATGCGCCTTCGTATTGGGTGTCTCGATCAGGTATCGACCACAGTCCGTAGTTTCCCGGCTCTTGCCAGCACGACGCCTTATAAATCCGCGCCGCATGCTTCTCGTCGCCCTTAATCAGGTTTCCGTCCCAATCGATAGGACAGCCGTCTTCGTTGCCGAGAATGGCGAATGTTTCGCGTACCCACAGCCGATCGCCTATCTGGCCGAATGGGCATAAACCATTTCCCGGCGCATCCATGACATGCGTGTAAATCCCGTCTTTGGTTTTGGTCGGCTTCTGCAATGGAATGCAGTTATCTGGGCTGACATTGGCAATAACTCGCCGCGTCTGAGTCTTGCATCCGTCGAGAATGGCGCGAACCATCTCGCCGTTGAAAATCACTGGGCGCTCTTTCATTTGGCCTCCCACAGCCCATTGGCGTATGCGATTGCGGCTTCAGCTGCAAACATCAGCTTCTTCTCAATGTTGGAACCAGGTGCTGTTTTTGAGTGCATTTCAGCGATGCGTTCTGCGAGTTCATTAGCACCTTCGATTTTTGCTTCGAGGCGGATAGCTGCAAGTGCTGCGGAGGTGGCTGTGGTTTCGGAGTTGAACAGCTCATCATTGGCAATCATCGCCACCACTCCAGCTTGCCCTTTGTCGGTTACACCCACATGCTCCAAAATGACGGAAAGCGCGTGCTTAAAACTCGCATTCTCCACAGCCAGCGCATTAACTCGATCCGTCAGCTTTTTGATGGACTCAGCCATTGTCAGCTTTACCTGCAGCGTTTGGGCATTGATCTGCCGGCTGCTGGCGAGTTCTGATACCAAGGCTTCATAGTCGGAGAATTTAACGAACTCGCCGTGTTCGTTTTCGCGGGCAAACGGCTCAAATCGCGCCGCGTGCATGACGTAGTCAGGGTTATATCTCTGAACCATCGGGATTCTCCTTGCCGCTGGTGGAGCGGTATTCATCGAGAATGGCGAGCACATCAAGCTGAGTGCCGGCGGGAAGGATGTAGGCTATCTGGCCGTCGATTTCACGGACTTCGGCCTGAGCCAAGAGCGTGACGAGCTTGCGGGACTTTGGCGCGCTGAATTTGGGTGCGATAAAGGATTTTGTGACCTTTTTCTTGCCCGCAGCTTTGGCCTTTTCTACGTCGCCAGCCAGTACCTTGCCGGCTTGCTCGCCATGCTCTTTAACGCGCTCAACAGCTGCATCGACGGCAACGGCGCCATCTTTGACAAGCGTCTGAACATCGTGATTTGCCTGGGTGAGGGCAAGCAGTTTATCGACCGTAGCGCGGCTCTTGCCGACCAACGAGGCGATCTCGTCTGGCGTAAGATTGAAGCCAGCCAGCTCTTTTACAACGAGAGATTGCTCGTAAGGAGATAACGGCAACTGTGTGTTGCTGTTCATGATGCGGGCGATTCGCTCAACATCATTCCCGATGAAAGGGATTATCTGTATGCGGTCAACAGGCTTACCGGCCTCACGGCAGCGAACATAAGCTCGGTGCCGACGATGCCCCTCGACTATCCAAACACCACCCTCATCACGAACCCGCACCTCAAGCGGCGGTACAGGCCTGCCTTTCATCAGGTGCTGAAAGAGCCTTTCATCGTCATCCTTGGTCTGTTCGCTCTCAATGCGCTTGTTAAACCCTTCCTCGACGTAAATATCGTCAATTCGCATTGTCATGCGGCCGTCAGGTCGCTTTATGGTTCCGTCCTTAGCCATTTGCTTGAATGAGTTCGCCATGCATTAACTCCAGACCGCGCCGGCAGTCAGCAGGCACAGGGCAAAAATGAGTAGGTAGAAGAGGTGTTTTCCGTGGTGGCGCTTAGGGGCGAAATCGCCCCCGGTCAGGTCGTATTTGTGCTGAATACGAGCGTTTAGGCTTACCATGTTGGCCTCCGCTGTTGGGTGTGCAGGCGGCGCTGCAGTGTTCTGATGTTCTGGCGGACGACGTACACCGGCGCGCAGGTATCGGCACAGACGAGGATTCTCACGGCCTTATATCTGCCGTCTTCGTAGCGCTGAATGCTCACGGCCTGTTTTGCTACGTCGCGCGTCTGTCCGCAGTGCTCACAGCGTTGGGTAGTGGTTTGCATAACATGTCCTCTCAATGAAATTCACATGGATAAAGGCGCTGCCTGAGTTGATGCACGCGCTCGGTTTCCCTACGGTTCCAGCACACTGGAGCAGTGGGCAGCGCCTTTATTGATGTGAAAAAAAGAGCCCCGGCGAGCGGGGCAAAGGATGTGACAAGGGAAGTGGTACTGAGCAGGCTTGTGATTTCTCACGCACCTGGTGGCGCATCGAACCGGGGCTTTATACTGTGTAGGTTAAAAGGTGAACCGGAACGATACGCCACCAGGTAGGTGAGACGCCGGCATTAACCGGCGACGTATACGCAGCCCGATATGGTAACTGCCCATAGGCACAGGCCAGCAGCGACGCTGTAAACCAGCGCCTTCCATCCGTTTAAGCTCATGATTGCCTCAGTGCGCCCCGTAGGGCGCGGTGGGTGTTAGTTGTCCACGCGTTCCAGCGTTGCCCGGTGGTTTCCCTGAAACGTCCAGTCGCGTTTTTTTCCAAAATATCCGGGGATCTCATTCCCACTAAGCCATACGCCATTTGCAATGGTTGTTTTTTCTGGCCCAATATCGTCGCGGTAAGGCTGCGAAATGTGGCGCACGCTCGATATTTCAAACAGCGCACCGTAAAAACTGATCTTGTCACCAACTTTTAGATCGATGGTTCGAATGCTCGTTGTCATCGTGTAACCCTCTGCTGTTAGTCGGCCATCTGACGAGCAAACCAGCGTTGCGCGCCTGCTTCGGTTTTGAAACCATCCCGGCTCTTGGTGAACGTCATCGCGGTAAACGTGCCGTCTCCGTTCGGGAAAACGCCGGTCTTCACTGTTTCGTTGTTGCCCATATCGTGAGTAGTGTTCATCGCTAATCCTCGGATTTACCCCGACGAACCGGGGTAGCTGTTAAATACTGATCACGCCGGCATCAAATAGGCGCTTTAGCGAGTTACTGATATCAGCTTTAAAACATTCAATTGCTTTCCGGCGCTCTTCGTTTTTGGAAGGACGAGAACGAGGGTTTGCTATTTGCTTTTCAAGCTGTGCAATTTCAGTTTTACGGTGAGCAATGACGTTTTTTGCGAACAAAATCTGCTGCTGGTTCATCGATTCAATCCTCAGTGGTTTTATGCCTACCGCCCCTCACCGGCAGCGGCAGGGTAAAAGCACTCCGTAACCGTTACATTTTCCAGCCCTCCAGTTATCTGCCTGTTCACGTTGCTGGGTCAGGCTCCCGCGCTTATGCCCCCTTGCACCCGTCATAGCCGAAGCTGATAAGAGCAAGCGGGGTTAAAAGTCTTTCTCCCTAAAGAACGTCTCCGGTCGATCCCTCTCGGGGCCGGGGAGTGATTGCATCGCTCACCCCTGGGCGTCTTACCTTTGTGGCTTCCTGCCGGTGACGTTGTTGCTGTCGATGGATTTAATTTATGCGTATAACGCAAATGCGTCAAGCGCAAAAATAGGCGTGAATTTGTGTTTTTACGCATATGGTTGAAATTTCTGGTTAAATAATTTGCGTGAGGGATTGGATTTTAGGTACAAAAAAAACCGGCCTGAGCCGGTTTGATTGCTTATATGTGGTTTACCAGGTGGATGAAGACCAGAAAACCCGGCCAAGAACAACTAGTTGTTCTTTTCTTTGTTGGAGGGTAAGAACTTCGTCTTTAAACTCTTCTCGGTTCATTGAGCGGATCACGACACCGCCATCTGGCTGCTCAATAAGATATTTTACTCTAAGCAGATCACCATGACGGATGCCATAGGCCTTACCATCCCGAATGCGTGTATCGTCGGTGTTTATGCCTACTACATCACCGTCAGATAATCTCGGCTCCATACTGTTGCCTATCACCCGGACAAGTTTGGCCGCAGAAATAGACACTCCCAATTTGTGTAGATAGTAACGCCGGAAAATTAAGGCAAACTCTTCTTTTTCCACAATTTCGACACTGCCATCGCCTGCAGAAAAATGAACGTCAATTAGTGGGATCTCCACAAATTCCTCGCTGTCCTGAGCTCCATCCTCCCAAACTGAGGCCTTAAGCCTGGTTGGCTGAACATCAGAATTAGGAGATAAGTTTTCGAAAGGCAAATCAGGCCGGAAAAGGTCGCTAACAGGGCGTTCAAAGAAGTCAGCAATTTTTCTGATCATCTCGTCACTATAACCCTGCTTAGCCCGCTCCAGGCGTGAGATGTTCCCTACGTCGCTATCAACAGCATTCGCAAGGTCAGCAAGATTTAGCCCCTTCTTAACGCGAAGGTGCCGGATGTTACGACCTACTGTAGGGTCGATTTCTTTAGGTAGCTTCTTTTCGGTTTCCATGCCGTCATTTTTTCATTCATGTGCGTCACACGCAAAGCGTCTTGCGCAAAAATGAAATGCGCATTAATATGCGTGTAGCGCAATTAAAAGGGGCCGCTATGCAAACACCACTTAGAAATATGCGTGTAAAGAAAGAGCTCAAGATCACTGATGTAGCCCATGCGGTCAATTGTGACCCTGGTTACCTGAGCCGTGTAGAACGTGGCGTGCATACGGCATCGCCTGAGTTGGCTGAAAAGCTATCTCGATTCTACTCCGGTGAGATCACCGAGCTGCAAATTCTTTACCCAAAACGTTATGCGCGAGCCAGCGAAAGCCAGCCGCCAATCATCAATCAATCACTGTAAGACAACGGAAATTGTAAATGGAATCAGTCGCAACAAGTCGCAATTCAGTGCGCGTCAACTGCAAGCCTGAAGTGCTGGAGAGCTTCTTTCACAAGGAGGCCATTTTGCGCGGCAACAAGCCGCTGGCGATGGGGATGGGGATCCACCCTTCGGGGTTGAGCCGTGACAAGGTTCGCATCGTGAAGATGGCGGCGCGGATGGTGTTGGAGCTTGGATTGCCTGAAGGGTGCGTTGCAGCCCCAGGATGCGAGCAAAACGTAGTGCTGACCGGCGATGAGGCTAAAAAGTTGCTTTCGATGCTGGAGCACATTCGGGAACCAAAGACGGAATAGGGGGCTTTATGGCCTGGGACACGTTTGTTTACGACAACATCAAGAAGCAGCTGGTGAAAGAGGGATTCAGTGAAGCGCTTGCTCAGGGGGGGGGGCATCACACGGGGCCGACCTTTACCGGCGGAAGTCGCAGGCGAGCAGGAAGGGGATGATTTATGACGACTGTCTCACGCTTGCGCGCCAGTACGTACTTGCGAGCTGCACCAAGGAAGAGAAGCCGGAATCAGGGAAGAAGAAAGGCCGAACAGCTGCAACTGCTCGGCCATCACTTTTCTAAAACCTAACCTGAGAGGTCGATTCATTATGGCAAACGTAGCGATCGGTGGCAACAGCCCGAAAATGACGAGCCGTGAAATTGCCGAGCTGACTGGCAAACAACACGGCCACGTCATGCGCGACATAGAAATCATGCTGGAACAGCTGGGCGAAGGCCTGGATGGGTATATCCAGATTTGGAGACACCCCCAGAACGGCCAGCAATACCGGGAATACGCGCTCGATAGAGAGCACACCGAATGTTTGGTGACCGGATACAGCGCCAGCCTGCGCATGAGGGTGATTAAGCGCCTGCACGAACTGGAAGAGCAAAGCTCACCTGTCCCGCAGACGCTCCCTGAAGCGCTGCGCCTGGCTGCTGATATGGCCGAACAGAAAGCGATGTTGGAGCAGAAGGTTCAGGCCGACGCTCCAAAGGTGGCCTTTGTCGATCACTACGTAGACGCCTCAGGTACAAAAAGCCTGCGTGCCACGGCCAAGGTTTTGAACATGCCTGAGAAAGCGATGATTGACGCGCTGATCCGCGACAAGGTTCTTTTCCGCCAGTCAGGGAATCTGCTTCCCCATGCACTCCGCCAGCGGGACGGGTTATTCACCGTCAAAACTGGCACGTCTGATTTTGGTCACGCCTTCACGCAAACCAGGGTAACGCCGCGTGGCATCCATTGGATCGCTGAACGTTACGCCTCTGAGCTGATGGCGAGCTAATCATGAGCCAATCAACCCCGCTGGATAGGAAATATGTCGATGACCACGGCAACCCCGTGAAGGTCATCCGGTGGGAACGTGTAGAGCGTCAGGTGATTTTTATGAGAGAGGGCTATCCGCATGAATGCATGCAACCTCTTGAAAGATTTAAAGAGAAATTTAAGCGAGTGGACATATGAGCGCCTTAATGCAGCTTCTTGATCGGCCCATAGCTTACCAGCCGTCTTTCGTCGGTTTGGGGGTTGGGGTGACCGGCGCTGTTCTGCTGTCGCAGTTGGTTTACTGGCATAACCGAATGGATGCCGGCTGGTTCTACAAAACCCAGAAAGAGATCCGCGATGAAACAGGCCTAACGCGTGAGGAACAGGAAACGGCACGCCGTCGCCTTATCTCCGCCGGGGTACTTGAAGAGGATCGCCGTGGTGTACCAGCAAAGCTCTATTTTCGGGTTAAAGCCGATGCTCTTGAGTTGCTTCTTCTGAAGAAAATCAAAGAGAAAACCCAGAATGCGGGAAACCCTCATTCCAGTATGCGGGAATCCCGCATTCAAGAGTGCGGCAATGCCGCAGACAAGAATGCGGAAAACCCTCAGACAAGTTTGCGGGAAAGCAGCGCGCCAGATTGCGGGAATCCCGCAGACATTCATACAGGAGATTACACAGAGATTACTTCAGAGACTACAGCAGAGAAAAAACCTGTACGTCCGCCGGCTGCGCCGACAGACCAGCCGCAAGAGGATTCTTTGAAAATCGATTACGACGAAGTGCTTCGCATCTTCCGCACCACGCTGCCAGAACTGCCTGACGTCTTGAAGATGACCGACGGGCGCCGCAAGGCACTGCGCAAGCTCTGGAAGGACTACGAAATGGACATGGAGCGCTGGGGCGCTTACCTGCGGTACATCTCGAAGAAATGCCGCTGGATGTTGGAAGACCGCCCAGACACGAACAGCGGCAAGACCTGGCGCAAAAAGGACTTCGACTACCTGATCACTGAGAAATGCTACCTGAAGGTCAAGGAAGAGCGGGCAGATGACCTCCCGAAAGTACAGCGCCAGGATAGCGCCGCCCGCGAAGAGGCCTATGTCCGTCTGGTATCCCAGCGCCAGCAGCCACGGAACGAGGTTGAGAAGCTTGCGAAGGAGATGGCCGGATCCCTTGGTCGCATGACTGATTACGACGCCCGCCGAGCATGGACGGGGATTTGGGCTCAGGCAGTTGCCAAGGCCAGCGAGAACGATTTAGCGAGGATTGCCTGATGAGAGCGATAGTGAAAGCAGCGGTACAGCGTGATCTGGGTATTGTGCTGATCCCAGTTACTGAAGAGATGGCGTTTCACATGAACGGGCGTCTGATGATTTCTACCATTCCTCGTAAATTTGTAGATACGCCTGAAGGTGTTCTGCCGCCGGTGGAACATGAGATCGCCAGCGACCCGCGGCTGCAAGTTTTCTTCCAGAACGAGCGTGTCATAAACGCCTGCGGCGGGGTTAACGCAATCGAAGCCTGGGCGACGCAGTTCACGAAATGCCAGTACAACAAACACGATCGGGCGTCGACGATTTTGGACACTGAGCGGGTAGGGCATTCTGCCGTTCGCATTTGCCCTCAGTGTTACAAACAAAGCTGTGGCTCATCACCGAAGCTGGAAAAAATTGCAGCTCGTAATACTGCTCGCTGGATAGCTGAGACGGCAAAGCACCGTTTGAAGTCGGAAGGCCCGTTAACTATTCCCGAGCTGCTGCTGTGGTCGATGCTGGCCGGGGTATTCGATCTGATCCCCGAAGAGGTAGCGCGCACGGTGACAGATAGGCCGGAACCAAAGGTAATCAGTGGCACCCGAAGGGAGTCCGACATGGATTGCCTGCCGTCGGTTAAAGAGCTCATCGCTAAGCAGGCGGTCAAGTGCTTCACCGTAGACCCGGCACCACAAAAGGCCTTCATGCTGCGGCCAAAGCTCACCCGCGTAGAGGACGGCAAATATACGCGCTGGGTTAAGACTCGTCCTTGCTGCGGATGCGGCGCCCGAGCTGATGACCCTCATCACATCATCGGCCACGGTCTGGGCGGAATGGGAACCAAGCCCAGCGACTACCTGACAATCCCGCTGTGTCGTACCTGTCACCGCAAACTGCATGACGACCCTGCAGCTTGGGAAGCGGAACATGGTAGCCAAACCGATTTGCTGGCGCAGTTCCTGGATTACTCCATTGGCATCGGGGCGATCGCATGAAAACGTACCCGATCACGCCAATCCCTAAACCACGGATGACACAAAAAGACCGGTGGGCCAAGCGCCCGCCAGTTCTCCGCTATCGGGCATTCTGCGACGAGGTGAAATTGAATCGAATCTCGCTGCCTGAGAGCGGATATCACGTGACGTTTGTTTTACCCATGCCTGAGAGCTGGAGCAGGAAGAAACGCGCTGAGATGGCCGGGAAACCGCATCAGCAGAAGCCGGACAAGGACAATCTGGAGAAGGCATTGTTGGATGCCATTTTTGAGGACGACTGCCGCATCTGGGATGGTCGAGTAACAAAGATTTGGGGCGAATTAGGCCAAATAATTATAGGGGAAATAGCATGAGATTAGAGTCGATTCCGAAATACTTTGCACCGAAATCACCGACCTTTAGCGACTCACCGCGCGCGACGGCTTCGGACTCTTTGACCGGTACTGACGTGATGGCGGCATTCGGGATGTGCCAGGCGCAGGCAGAGTTGGGCCTTTCGGCGTTCATGGGGAAAATGGGTGTCAGCGATGCCGATAAGGTCAAGGCGGTGACACTGCTGGCGGAGAAGGGCATGGCTGAATCAGTTCGCGTGGCGCCACTGAGAAAGCTGCAGGATGAGACAAGAGTTCGCGTTGTTCTGGCGCTATCAGTTTTTGCCTTCCTGGATTACTCCCGCAGCGCATCGAGTGAGGTTGCTTGTGATTGCTGCTCCGGCACTGGATTTATTGAGGCCGAAGTATTCACAAATAAAGTGCACACCCCTTTCCCTGCGAAAGAGCTTGTCAAAGCGTCGATCCGGTTTGGTGTGGAGGGCTTCAGACCTTCCGAGTATGAAGTGCGCCGGGAGCTGAGAGATATTGTTCTCGTTAAGTGCAAAACCTGCAACGGGAAAGGCAGGGTATCGACAGCCTGCCGTGATTGCTCTGGCAGAGGTACCGCAGTCGATAAGAAGGAGACAGCAAAGCAGGGTGTACCGGTCAGAGGAACCTGCAAGCGATGCTCAGGTCGTGGGTATGAGCGCATACCAGCGTCACATGCCTACGCTGCTGTGCAACAGGTCACGGATGCTATTTCCTCGGCGACCTGGGACAAAACCGTGAAGCCATTTTATGACGGCCTTATTCGCACTCTGGAGAGCGAAGAGAGCCACGCAGAGCGGGTATTGCAGCGAGTAACTGCATAGTGCATGAAAAAATAGTGCAATATTTTATCGTGAGCTATTTACTTTTTCCGAAAACTGGGTAATTATCTTTCTAACACTAGAAATCCGTCTGATTGTTAAGGTGGATTCAAAAATTTCAAAGGCTGCCTTCGGGTGGCCTTTTTGCATTTCAGCCCCAGCCAACGGACGACACACACGGCACCCTCTTACCGGCAGCGTTTACGGCTGGTGGCTGAACCCTACCCATAACCCGAAGCCGGGAAAGAGCCCCGGAAGGGGGAGGTTATGAAAATGCCCTGGAAGAACGAACCCAACATCCTATCAATGCTGATCGCGTTCGGCATGACCCTGCTGGGAGCCATTGCCAGTTACTCGTTCAAGGTGCTGAACGGCGAGGCCTTCAGTTGGCGCACGCTGTTTCTACAGCTCTTCGTTTCTATCTTTGCCGGATTAACCATGGTGATGATCGCCCTCCATTACGACTGGCCTTCGGAGGTGATGGGCGGCGTGTGCGGCATGGCTGGTTGGTCTGGTGCGTCGCTGATTAAGGCGCTGGAGCGTCGATTCTTGAACAAAGCAGGTGATGGCTATGAAAACCAGTAACAACGGACGCAATTTCATCAAGGGTTTTGAGCAGCTTCGCCTGAAGGCATACCCAGACCCCGGCACCGGCGGCAAACCCTGGACGATTGGCTGGGGTCACACCAAGGGTGTGATGCAGGGAGATCGAATTACCCAGGAGCAGGCGGAAGCGTTTTTCTCCGAGGATTTAGCCGTGTTTGAGCTGACGGTCAACAGTGCGATTAAGCGCCCGATGACGCAGGACCAGTTTGACGCGATGGTCTCGCTGGCATTCAATATCGGCGACCCGAACTTCGCGCAATCCACGCTGGTGAAGAAATTCAATACTGGAGACGTGCAAGGCTCTGCGGACGAGTTCCCCAAATGGCGCAACTCGGCAGGTAAAGTTATGCCTGGGCTGGTGAAGCGTCGCGCAGCAGAACGCGAGATGTTTCTGTCATGAAGTGGCCGCTACCGCATTGGCTGGCCGTTATCGTGGCCGTGGCGCTCGGTCTGCTGGCGTATTTCGCATATAGCAATCAGGCGCTGCGTCACGAACGCGACAAACTGCAAACGGCCAACAGCCAGCTGTCTGGTCAGCTCGACTGGCAGAACGGCACACAGCGCGCGGTGGCCGCCATCGACGAGCACCGCACCCAGGAACTGAACGATGCCAAGAATCAAATCGATACTCTGCAGCGTGCTGTTGACGCTGGCGCTCGCAAGCTGCAGCTCGCCGCCACGTGCCCAACCACCGGCGCCGCCGGCGTGGCTGATGCAACCGTCCCCCGACTTACTGACGCCGCTCAACGGGATTATTTCCGTCTCCGAGAGCGAATCGAAATAGCCAATAAGCAGATCGTCGGCCTGCAGGACTATATAAGACAGGTTTGTTTGAAATAGCATTGCAGGTGGCATTCACTGAGTGCCACCGATAACGCAAATCAGGATTTTGTTTTTCTGTAGGCACGCCCAGAATCATTGATATCTTTCATGATGCTGGATTGAGATTGCCGGTCATAGTCTCGCTTATCTCCGCGCCCAGCCCGACGAGCGGCTTTCTCTGCTTTGGGTAGATGGGAGTAATCGAGAACGCCATCCTTTTGCATCGCAATAAGCTTCTGGCGCTGCATTTCACGGTAAGATTTCCCTGCAAGGGGTATCCCCGCCGGGATGTTATAGCGCTCCCGATATTCATCAGCTGTCAAACTGTGCATGCGTTTAATGTGAACCGGGAGAAACTCAAATTTTTTTCCGCATTCGAGGCATTCGACCAGATCACCTGAAACATACGATTCTGCTTCTGCACGGCTATTTATGCGCCTAGATATTGGTGATGCGTCAGTTTTTTTCATCCTAAACTATCCGGGCAATACCAGATGATAGGCATTCGCCAGCAACTGAGTTTGTAACCCTCCACATTGGGACACTGTGCTTGCCTGTAGCAGCTGCAAATTCATCAATCGTCATGTAAAAATTGAGGGTAATTACATCCCCAGCGGCTTGGAATTCTTCATAGTGCTGTTCTACCAATCCATCACGAATATTTGCTAGATCAGTTAACTGATCGGCTACATCGTCAGGTACAGGAACCACACCAGCCTCCCAGCGCTGCCAGCTGCGTGTAGAAACACCGGCGATGTGTTCGGCCGCCTCTGAACATTCCAGGGTCAGTATTTGACGCAGGGCTTTAAGTTCTTTATTTGTCATATTGGCACCATATGAAATGGGTGGCCAAGGCCACCCCGTGTAGATTATTCAACAAACATTTCGTCAACTTTGTTGAAAAGAACTCTATGAATTTTGTTGTAGTCTGAATGGCCTTCTGCCGGACAACCTTCAGAGTCAAGAAGAACGATTTCCCCTTTACCATCAATCGGCATTTGCAAACCGAAAGTTGCAGAACCTTCTGGAGCTGCGTATTCCAGCTCTCCAGCATATGGAGCTGAAACTTCAAACCAGTAAGTTACGGTGTTGTCGGCGGTGTTGCGGTCGATAGAAGTATGGGTAGTGGTGATAGTCATTTTTCATCTCTCTCTTAGAGTCGATTCGAGCCATTCCCGAACCGTTGAAGATATTACATGTCGCGATCGCGACACTGTAAAGTGATGCCAGTCACAAATATCATCACATAGCAGCTTTCTTAGGCTGCTGCGTAATGATGTATAATCCCCCCGAGTAGGAGGGCTTCATGTCATACAATCTCGGCAATTTGCCAAAAGAAGAAATGGACAAGGTGAACGTAGACCTTGCGGCCTCTGGCGTGGCGTACAAAGAGCGCATGAACATGCCGATCGTACCGGCGCAGGTGGAGGCGGAGCAGCCTGAACACCTACGCGAGCTTTTCCGCGAGCGCCTGCAGCATTACCGCAGCCAGAGCCACAAATTCCCAGGGCCAAACGACCCGCGATACCAGCAGATGGCTGATGCCAACGGCAAGAAATGACTGAACCCGCTCCGGCGGGTTTTTTATTGGGAGAAAATCATGGCTAAGACAGCACAGGATGAGAGCCATGAGAGGCGCCCATACCCACCGCTGCGGTTTATCGAAGACCATCAGCTAACGCCATACATTGGCCTGGTTCCTGCAAATGAAGTGCATGAGTGGATGAAGCGTCAAATTATCGACGAAGCCGGCAGCCTGTTTAACCCAGACCACGGACACCTTGCAGACGCCGATCTGCGCTTTATGTGGGCATCGTCCGCGTTTGAGAAGAAAGGGCGCCATGTGCTCGGTCAGGCTGAAGAGGTAGCGATGCGCGCCGGCGGCTGGCAGAAGGCCCGGATGGAACAGCAGATGCACGAGTGGTTCGATGAAGTGCCGAAATTCATCATCACGCTCGCTGCCGACTACTGCTCACAGTGTTCTGATGCTGAGTTCTGCGCCCTGGTCGAGCATGAGCTATACCACATCGCACAGGCTACCGACGATTTCGGCGCACCAAAATTCAACAAGGAAGGCCAACCGGTGCTGAAGCTGCGCGGTCATGACGTTGAAGAGTTTGTGGGCGTGGTTCGCCGGTATGGCGCCAGCGTGGAAGTTCAGGAACTGGTTGATGCGGCCAACAGGCCTGCGGAGGTGGCACAACTAAATATTGCCAGGGCGTGCGGTAACTGCATGTTGAGGCTGGCGTAAATATTGGACTGTATTGGACGGATGGTGATTTATGGCTGCATTAAAACCAGATGTAAAAGCCTTCATCATTCAGTCGCTTGCGTGCTTCGACACCCCTAAGCTTGTGGTGGAGTCCGTCCAAAAAGAGTTTGGACTAAAAATCACGCGTCAGCAGGTTGAATCTCACGACCCGACAAAGGTTAGCGGCAAGTCGCTGGCTAAGAAGTGGGTAGACCTGTTCCATACGACGCGGGAGCGATTCAAGACAGAAATTTCAGATATTCCGATCGCCAACAAGGCCTACCGGCTGCGCGTTCTTGATCGCATGGCGACGCGAACCGAAACCATGAAGAACTACGCATTGGCCGCTCAGATCGTCGAGCAGGCCGCGAAAGAGTGCGGCGATGCGTATACGAATCGACAGAAGGTAGAGCACACAGGTAAAGACGGCGGCCCCATCGAGTCGGCCACGTTGACGAAAGACGAATACAAGCAAGCTCGGCGGGAGATGCTGGAGGATGACGACTGTTGAGCAGCGGAATTATGCCCGCAAGATAGAGTGTGAAGAGGATGGGATGTATTTCTCCCGCTACTTCTTCAAGCAGAGAACCGGCGGCAAGATGATCGTCGCACCACATCACAAGGTAATCCAGGAGACACTGGATCGTGTGATCGATGGCGAGATTCAGCGTCTGATTATTAACGTCCCTCCCGGCTATACAAAAACAGAACTGGCGACCATCAATATGATGGGGAGAGGACTGGCGCTAAATAGGCGTGCCAGGTTCATGCATCTGTCGTATTCGCACAACCTTGCTCTTCTTAACTCATCTACAGCGCGAGGGATAATAAAGTCTCGTACTTATCAATCCATGTGGCCTATGGAGCTTCGTGATGATGCTGATAGCAAGGCGATGTGGTGGAATGAGTTTGGAGGCGGCGTGTATGCGTCATCAGCAGCAGGCCAGGTAACTGGATTTCGAGCCGGGCACATGGAGCCAGGCTGGCAAGGCGCTCTGGTTATAGATGACCCAGTAAAACCTGACGACGCTTACTCTGAGATCGTCCGCGATGGCGTAAATAATCGCTTTAACGAGACAATCAAATCACGACTGGCGATCGAGACGACGCCGATGATTGTCATTATGCAGCGCATCCACTACCACGATCTGAGCGGTTATCTTCTGCGCGGAGGCAGTGGTGAGAAATGGCATCATCTGAACTTGCCGGTGATTATAGACAACAGTCAGTCATACGCTGCGCAGTATCCAGAAAATACCCACGCTATACCGATTGACCACGGATTGCCTGATGGTTGGCTGTGGCCATTCAAACACAACGAATCGCATCGAACATCTCTGTTTTCTCATCGTCGCACTGCTGAAGCTCAGTACATGCAGAAACCTCGACGCTTCAATGCTGAGGGGGCGCTGTGGAACGAGCAGATGATAAGCGCTGCTCATGAACTACAAATCAAGCATGACAAGGTTCGCACAGTTGTGGCGATTGACCCACAGGCAACCAACAGCGATGAGAGTGATGAAACAGGGATAGTTGCTGCAAGTTCCTATGGTGCTGGAGACAAAAAGCAATTCTCAGTTGATGGGGATTACAGCGGTAAATATTCCCCAGCAGGATGGGCTAAAAAAGCGATATGGGCGTATGAACATCATCAGGCAGATGCGATCGTCATAGAGACAAACCAGGGTGGTGATATGGCGGAGGAGACACTACGCAATGCAGGCTTTAAAGGGCGGATTATTCGAGTTCACGCCAGTAAGGGGAAGTATGCCCGAGCGGAACCAATATCAGCCCTGTACGAGCAAGGCAGGGTGTTGAATCAGGGAAATCTCTATGTGCTGGAAAATCAGCTGATGGAGTACATACCGACCACTGCCAAAAAGTCACCAGACCGCCTTGATGCCATGGTTTATGCGCTGACTGAACTTAACGGCTCTCAACCGAGAGGGATGATGCTCCCTAAGCGGTTACAGTAAACCACTCCAAACGGAAACCACATGAACAAAAATCTCCAACTGGCCGTCAACCACGCGTTGAACGACGCCAGGATTGAGCGTGCTCGTATGGCGATGCTTGGGCCATCTATGGGCCTGGATAATAAACGCGGCTCCGCATGGTGCGAATACGGCTTTCCTGAACAGATCACTTACGACAACCTTTATTCACTGTATCGCCGCGGTGGTATTGCGCATGGCGCCGTGGAAAAGCTGGTGGGCAAATGCTGGCAGACCAACCCGGAGATCATCGAGGGTGATAAGGCCGACGAGAAGCGCGCGGAAACTGCCTGGGAGAAAAAACTCAAACCGGTATTCACGAACCGTTTATGGCGCGCTTTTGCAGAGGCTGACCGCCGGCGGCTTGTCGGGCGTTACTCTGGCATTTTGCTACACGTCCGCGACAACAAACCATGGAATACCGAAGTAACCAGAGGGCGAGGACTCGAGAAAGTCACAGTAGCCTGGGCTGGTTCACTAAACGTGAGCGAGTGGGATACCGGTCTTAACTCGCAAACATACGGCCAGCCGAAGATGTGGCAATACACGGAACGGCTTTCAAATGGCGCCACGCGCCGTGTAGAAATCCATCCAGACCGGATCTTCATCCTTGGTGACTACACCGACGACGCTATCGGATTCCTTGAGCCAGCATATAACGCCTTTGTCAGCCTGGAGAAAGTAGAGGGCGGCTCTGGTGAGTCATTCCTGAAGAACGCAGCGCGGCAGTTGGCGCTTAGCTTCGACAAAGAGATCGACTTCGGCAGCCTGGCGTCTATGTATGGCGTCAGCGTTGACGAATTGCAGGACAAGTTCAACGAAGCCGCGCGCGAGATGAACCGCGGCAACGATGTGCTGATGAGCCTACAGGGTGCAGCTGTTACCTCCCTTGTTTCCCCTGTGTCTGATCCAAGCCCAACCTATAGCGTGAACCTGCAAACGGCTTCTGCCGGCGTTGATATTCCTTCGCGGATACTGGTAGGCAACCAACAGGCTGAGCGCTCAAGCACCGAAGACCAGAAGTACATGAATGGGCGCTGCCAGAGTCGCCGCGGTGATCTATCGTTCGAAATTGAAGACTTCTGCGACAAGCTGATCGACCTGAGAATTATCGATTCTGTCGGCCAGAAAACGGTTATCTGGGACGATCTCAATCAACAGACTCGCGCTGAGCGCCTGGCGGACTCTAAGACCATGGCAGAGGTGAACAAGGCTATGGTTGAAAGCGGTGACACGGCGCCATTCAGCGGTGAGGAAATTCGCACTGCTGCAGGATTTGAAACTGAAGGCGGAGATCCGCTCGGAGAGACAGGGGATGACGACGAAACCTAAGCCTCCAATCCTGCCGAGCAACATCAAAGATCCCACAGGAGTTGATAAGTTAGAGCGTGGTGCCATGCGTGAGTTTGCAAAGCGCATGAAGCTGATAACGAAAGGCTATATCGACATCCTCAACCGCATCCCCGCCGAACCCGTCGTAAACGAGCGCTACACCTTCCGTCTTGAGCAGGGGCTTCTGTCGATGCTGCTGCAGAACGGTGAAGCGCTGGTGGACGAAATTCTGCTGGAGGGCGGGGAATTCAATCTGTGGTTCTTTGGCCGCTATGTGTCCGTGGCTTACCAGCGAGGAACGGCGCAGGAGTATTACAACCTCTCTCAGCAATCCTCCGCTTATGCCGCCGGCCAGCAGGATGTTCCCAGCATCTTGTTGAGTGAGCCCTATCAGCTGCGGCTGATTCTGGTCAGAGCGCGTGAATTCGAAGAGATGAAAGGGCTCAGCGCTCAGGTTAAGAGCGATATGGCGCGAATTCTGACTGATGGCATTGCCAGAGGGCTAAACCCGAGGGACGTAGCCAAAAACCTCAACGAGCAAACCGGTATTGAAACCCGGCGCGCGAATCGCATTGCCAGGACGGAAATCACGACCGCACTGAGGCGCGCACGATGGGACGAAGCTCAGGATGCGCAAGACCGTTACGGCATCAAAACAAAGCTGCTTCACATCTCTGCGTTAAGCCCTACCACCCGAGCAACGCACGCCGCCAGGCATGCTCACCTATACACGCAGGATGAAGTTAGGGAGTGGTACACGAAGAACGGCAATGCCATCAACTGCAAATGCTCGCAGCTTTCCGTGCTGGTGGATGACAAGGGGAACCCTCTCACTCCTTCGATCATCGACAAGGCCAAGCAGACGTTCAACGACATGAAGGAGAGAGGCTACAAATGGGCAGAGGGTTAATCCATGAAAGTTCAAGTTAACGTCACTACGAAGGTTAACAGCCAGGCAATTCGCCGGGAATCATACAACGGCCGCGAGCATCTTGTTTTGCCGAGCTACACACTGCCGGCAAACGTGGTCATGAATGATGGGCTGTATACGGCCAGCGAAATCGATGCTCACTATCAAGGGCTTGAAGGCACGCTGGCGCCGCTGGGGCATCCTCAGCTAAATGGCGCATTCATCTCTGCCTTTTCTCCTGAAGGTATCAACCAGGGCCATATCGGCGCCTGGAATCGCAATGTGAAGAAATCGGGCAACCGGATCTACCTGGAGAAGTGGGTTGATACCCAGATCGCTAACCAGAGCGAGGGAGGTAGGGAGCTTATCTCCCGCGTAGAGGCCATTGAGCGCGGCGAAGATGTTCCACCTATTCACACCAGCGTTGCGGTGTTTCTCGACCAGCTTGAGCCCAATGAGCAACAGAAGGCAACAGGCGCCAAGTGGGTGGCGAAGATTCACTGCATGGATCATGACGCAATCTTGCTGCATGAAGTGGGCGCAGCGACACCTGAGCAGGGCGTTGGTCTGATGGTTAACGCTGACCTTGCCACGCCGTTAAAGGCCAACTCTGGCGCGCTGATTGGCGAATCCTACCGGGATCGTGAGCAACGTCTCGACCGCGCAGCAAAAGAAAGATTTGCTCCCGGCGAAAATGAATATGCCTGGGTGGCAGACTTCACCGACTCACAGGTGGTGATCATCCGCAACGGCGGCGCTGCCCAGGTTTATGGCTACACATCGGAGGGCGGAAAAATCACCTTTGATGAAACCGGCACGCCGGTTGCGCGTCAGGAATCCTGGGTGACGGTCGTCGCCAACAAAGTTAAATCCCTTTTCAATCCGCAGGGACAACCTGCAACCAACCACCAAACGGAGGGCGACATGCCTTTAACCACTGAAGAGAAACAAGAGCTGATCACCGAAATCGGCAAAGGCCTGGCCGCCAACTTCGCCGAGGCGCTCAAGCCTATTACCGAGAAAGTTGAAGCGCTGCAGGCCAACCATACCCAACTAGCCGAAACTCTTACTGCCAACTCCCGCGCAGAAGAGAAAACCAAGCGTGAAGCAGTGGCGAAAGTTCACGGCGAAATTGTGGCAAACGCGCTGCAAGGCGAAGCGCTGGAAGCGATGTTTAAAACGCTGGGCGAATCGGCGCCGCTGGCAGGTAACTCAGGCCAGCATCAGCAAGAATCCGGCGCACCCGCCGCAGATGCATACTTCAAATAAGGGGGCTATCCAATGCCACGTTATCGTCGCGTAAACATCGACGGAAAGTCGCTGTATAAGACCGAAACCCGCACCACTGCCGCGGCACTTCTGCCAGGCACTGCTGCAGTCATCAACGCCAGCGATGAATTCGCTCAGGCTACCGCGTTAAAGGGCCGGATCTACATCATCGACGTTGCCTACCATCAAGGGCTGAAAATCACCGAGGCGGTTCCTGCTGGCGACTCTGCTGTAGGCAACTACGTGGAAGAAGGCCGTGAATTTGCGCTGCTCTGCGTACCTGGCGCGTACAAGAAAGACAGCCCGATCAAGCTTGGCGCTAACGGCCAATTCACCCTGGCAACTGCTGACACTGATTCAGTGATCGGTTACAGCCAGGACGAAGCCACCATCGCCGCCGGCGCTTCCGATTTCATCCGCGTGCGTATGCGCGTTGGCACTGTCGCCGCTGGCGCTTAAAAGAAGGATAAACGCACATGTATTTCTCCAAAGAGACATTGGCTGCTAATAGCCGCCTCGGCGGTCACTGGAATGAACTGTGGGCGAACCGCAATATGTGGAACGCCAACCATAACGCCATGATCGCCGCAAACCGTGCGCATATGACGTCTGAAATGCTGGCGTGTAATGCGGTAGGTGGTTTCGCTCGCGAATTCTGGGCTGAAATCGATAACCAGATCCTGCAGCTGCGCGACCAGGAAGACGGAATGGAAATCATCAATGATTTGATGGGTGTCCAGACTATTCTTTCTGTTGGTAAAACTGCAAAACTCTATAACGTTGTTGGTGATATTGCTGATGATGTCTCAGTAAGCATTGACGGCCAGGCGCCGTTCTCATTCGATCACACTGAATATGATAGCGACGGTGACCCGATCCCTGTCTTCACTGCAGGTTATGGGGTTAACTGGCGGCACGCTGCCGGCCTTAACTCCGTGGGTGTTGATCTGGTTCTGGATTCTCAGTCTGCTAAGTTGCGTAAAGTCAATAAGCGCCGGGTGGCCTATTACCTTGGCGGTGATGAAAAAATTCAGGTTCAGGGCTATCCGGCTCAAGGACTGAAGAATCACCGCAACAGCAAAAAACTCAACCTGGGGGCTGGTGCTGGCGGCGCTAACATCGACCTAACCACAGCGACGATGACTCAATTGTTCGAGTTCTTCGGCAAGGGGGCTTTCGGTACGTTAGCTCGCGTTAACAAAGTTTCGCAGTATGACGTGATGTGGGTATCCCCGGAGATCTGGGCTAACCTGGCTCAGCCATACGTGGTCAACGGTGTAGTGAGCGGTAATGTATTGCAAGCGGTAATGCCATTCGCGCCGGTGAAAGAAATTCGCCAGACGTTCGCACTGAAAGGCAACGAATTCATTGCGTACGTTCGCCGCAAAGATGTGGTCTCCCCACTGGTTGGCATGGCTCAGGGCGTTATTCCTTTGCCGCGCCCAATGCCGAACGTTAACTACAACTTCCAGATCATGTCTGCTGAAGGTCTGCAAATCACTGCAGACGATCAGGGGCTTTCCGGTGTTGTCTACGGCGCCAATCTGGCATAAGGGGTAAACATGGCTAAATACGAAGTTATTCGCCCCTGGAATGGCGTAGAGATCGGGGATGTGTTGGAACTGGAAAAGCTTCACCCAGCGCTGAAATCTAACGTTCGGTTGATGCGTGGCGCGGCCGGCGGTGAACTGACCCCGGCCACCCCGGATGCCGGCAACGAAACAAAGTCGCGCAAGGATGCTATCAAGGCGCGGCTCACTGACCTGGGGATTGAGTTCAAAGGCAACCTCGGCGAAGAAAAGCTCGCTGAACTGTTGCCAGAAGGCGAGCTCGAAAATCTGTTCCCTGCTGAATAACAGCCGCCGCTAAGGCGGTTTTTTTATGCCCCGTTTCGGCGGGGCTTCTTCTTACAGGAATCAGCCATGGTGACTAAAGAAAAGGCCAAGGAATATCTGGAGTCACAGGGTATCACCTTGCCTGATTTCGTCCTGGATGCGCTGGTGGAGCAGGTGAACAGCATTCAGGAATGTCTGGATGCGAATTACCCAGCATCAACAGCGTTACTCATCCAACTCTATCTTCTCGGGCTCATGGGATTAGGCCAGGGCGATAAATACATCAGCTCTCAAACGGCGCCAAGCGGAGCATCGCGTTCGTTCCGCTATCAGTCATTTAGCGATCGCTGGAAGGGGGCGCTGAACCTGCTGCGCGGGCTGGACAAAAAAGGGTGCGCTATAGGCCTGATTCCACCTGACCCAACAAACAAGGCTTTTGCCGGTGTCTGGATCGGCAAGGGTGGCTGCATGTGCGGTGGTGGTTGATGGCATGGATACCTGTCACCGAACGATTACCAAAGCCTTTTGAGCGCGTCTGGGTGAAGACTGATACGGCCAGGCAAACCACGGGATTCGTTAACGACCGCGGTGAGTGGAAATTTAATTGCCCGAAAATCGCGGCAGAACGGCCTGCGGTGATTAGCTGGAGAGAGTGACATGTCATCATTAGCCATTTGGTCATATACGGCTGAGGCCACGATATGGCGCAATCTCGGCAATAGTGAAGCTGGCGATCCTCTGGGTTGGGCTCCGCCTGAAATTATCATGTGCGATTACCAGGGCGGACTCTCGGCGAAGCTGAGCAATATCGGTTCGGAAATCACTGTAAAAAACACTGTGTGGACTGAATTCACCGAAGCCAAGAAAGGCGACTATCTGCTTATCGGCGTGTCTACCATGGTAGACCCGATCGCCGCGGGTGCCGATGAGGTGGTACAGGTGATCCGCTATGCCGACACGTTTGAACGCCTGGCAGAGGATATAGCCATTCTGACGGGAGTGTAGCGATGGGCGTAAAGATAAAAGGTATCAAAGAGGCCCAGCGGCGCCTTGATGCGGTGGTTGAGGACATCAGGACGAGAAAGGCAGTCAGGGCTATCAAATCGGCCGTGATGATAATCGCTAATGAAGCAGCGCTGATGACCCCGGTTGACACCAGTACCATGATAAATTCGCAGTACCAGGAGACAATGAGCAACGGTACTCGGATTACTGGCCGTATCGGGTATTCGGCCAACTATGCGGTCTATGTCCATAACGCCAGTGGCATCATGAAGGGGTTACCGCGACCAAACAACCGTGGCAATTACTGGGATCCTGCTGGTGAACCTAAATTCCTCACCAAGGCCGCAGAGAAAACCCGCCGGCAGGTGGGCGAGATAATCAGGAAGGAGATGATGCTGTGACACCTCCAATGTATCTCCGCCTACGAAATCTTTTCGAGAATGCAGGCCTAACCGCGGGGCTCACCATCCAAACGCTGATGTGGAACGACACGGGCAAGTTATCCGACGCCTTCATCGTGTTCCGTCCTGGCGGTGGTTCAGATATTCAATACGACCGCGGCGGAGATTTCTTCGTAATGGTCGATGTTGTCGGGGCCAAAGGAAAGAACGCAGAAGCAGATGCCGCGGCGAACAAAATCGCCGACTACATCAGCAGCCAGCATGGCGATGATAGCTGTGTTGGCGCCATGCGTCTGCTTGGAGGCTCTCCAACGCCAATCCCATCAGCAGAGGGGCGATTAATCTACAGACTTTTAGTCTGCTGCACCTACGGCGAATAACGCACATATCTATCCATCAGGCTGCCTCTGGGCGGCCTTTTTTATTTGAAGAGGTAACACATGCAAGGTTGTGCAAATGATACCGGCAAGCTGATCGGTAAAGTCGCGGTGCTGCGTATGGCTTTCGGCTGTGCTGACACGCTGCCGGCACTGAGTGACTGGAAGCGCCTCGGCGCGCTGACCACCAAGGGCTTCGACTTCTCGCCAAACTCCGTGACGTCTGAAGCTGACGACGCGAAAGGGCTGGTGGAGAACCTGGTAACTAACATGGACTTCACCATTTCCGGTGAAGGTGAATTCCGCCGTAAAGACAAAACCACTGAGATCGGCGCTCTCAACATCTCCAAGTACATTTTCGATGAAGTGCAGGCTGGCCGGCAGCCGTCGATTTGGGTGCGATTCGATTTCGTCGGCGAAGACTCCGGCACCTACATCATGGGCTACTTCAACACCACTTCGTGGTCTGGTGATTTTGGCACGAGCGACATCTCCACTTTCTCCGGCGAGTGGAAAGTTGCTGATGCCGATACTGTCGTGTTTGAAGTCGCCGCGGATGTACCGGTTACCGGTGTGACAGTGGCGCCATCAACAGCAAGCATTGCTGTAGGGGCTACTCAACAGCTTACCGCTACCGTGGCGCCGGCTGATGCCAGCGATAAAACCGGCACCTGGTCATCCTCGGCAACCGGTAAGGCTACCGTCAATCAGTCAGGTCTCGTTACTGGCGTTTCTGCTGGCGCGGCCACAATCACGTTTACCACCAATGATGGCGCCAAAACATCAACCAGCGCGATCACCGTTACCGCGTGACTATCACAAAGGGCGTACTGCGCCCTTGATGATAATTATTCGAGGCATCTCATGACACCAATCACTGAATTAGGCGAGATGGTCATCACCGATGCCGATCGCGATTACTTCCTCCGACCTTCGTTCGTAAACATGACCCGCATAGGCTCGCCAGCGGAGATTGTAGAGCGCTTTGCTGAACTCCATACCAGTGAGGCTCCGCGGTTACTTGAAGCCGCTGTTGAGGCATACGGTGAGGTTCCTGGGTGGTTGCTGGCATACATCAACGCACCGTCATTCAGTATCGCGGCAATATTCGCGGGGATGATCGTCATGCAGGCATGCTGTGATGATGACCTTAGCGCGCTGGTGGGAGAGTTGCGGCCAAGCAAACGAGGAAAGAGGGCTTTCGTGTTTCGCCGCGGAAAGATGCCGGCGAGCGACATCATCGTAATCGGCCAATCACTGATCACTCACGGTATCATCGGTAAAGCAAAGATCCGCAAGCTGCAGCGACACGAGTCGAACAGCTACGTGAACGAGTTCAACGCCTTCGAGTACATCAGCGCCGCCCGCAATCACTTCAGTATGCCTCGCGATGAAGCAGAGCGCCTTTCTATGACCGAGTTTCAGTTGCTGCTGGCGGCAAAGTACCCAGAGCAGAACGGCTTCACGCGCGAAGAGTACGATCAGGTGATGGATGAAGACGAGAAGCGCTGGCAGGCGATGATGAAAACGCAAAAAAATCGATAGCCCAAAATCGAAACGTGGTTAGTTGTGCGCAGCCAGTTTTCCTTTCATGTGGGGATATGGCTGCGTTGCTGGGTGCGCTACAAGGCAATTGAGCGCACTTTGAGGCTGTTTAAGGTAAACAAAACGAACAGTCGACATTGAAAGATCACCATTTAGGTAATAGTATACGACTTAACAACCGTAGTTGTATGAATAGCCGAAGCCTAAAACGCTTCGGCCTTCTTATCAGAAGTACTCCGGCAATGTTGGAGGACACTATGAACAGACAAACAGCGAACACGAGAATGCCATTAAATATCCCTGAGGCTGGTTTCAACACCAAGCTTAACGTCACAGGCAACAACATCGAGCACACGACCGCTTTCATGCAGAAAGGCGTTGTGGACTTCTCGCTGCCTGGCTATACGACGCCTCATGGTTATCGTCTCGTAAAAGCCCGCACTGAAGACCATTATCGTTTGGTAACGGATTCCCAAGATCCGGTCACTGTGTACGCTGTTCGTTTGGAGTTCATGGAAAACATCGTACCAGGAAGAAGAAGCTGCACCCAGATTATGGTCTGGCGTAGTGTTCAGCCGCAGTACACTTCTGCTGTGACAGGATTACCAAGAATGTTCTTCCAGTACTTCTTGGAGAGTCATTCGATCGTCGTATCCGACAGTGAACAGACCAGCGATGGTCGTCGATTCTGGGAAGGCATGATTGCATGGGCGATTCAGGCAGATGGTTACCATGTTTATGTTTCAGATGGCACTGAAGAAGATCGCCCTCTGACCTTTATGACTTCGTGGGATGATTTCTACGGAACTTGGACTGATTTCTGTTGGGGTGATGATCGTGACTGTCATTCACATCGACTGCTGGTAATCAGCAAAGATCAGCTTCACTAACTGCGAACGTTAACTGATTCTAGCCCCGGCCTTAAATGCTGGGGCTTTTTGCTTTCTGGCCCATCGTTTTCGTTGCCTGCCGCGCGCCATCTGCTACGATTCCCTTATCTTTGGTTGATGGGGATAGGGATGTGACTGAGGAAGAATGGTTGGATGGCCTGAGGCATCTTTCGTATGACCAGATAATTCAGGTTCACTTCGGGTTGCAGGAGCAGATCAAGAAGCACTACAAGCTGAGAGCAGATGCATTTCACCTTGAGAAAGCGATAGAACTGTGTAAGCAACAGATTGCGTTTGCTCCGCTTGCTTTGCCAGCATTAAAAGCGGCTCACGAAGCTAGAGTCTGCAGTTATGAGACCTGGATAAAAAAGCCTCATCCTTTTCCTGAGTTCAAAGCGCCAGGCCATCATGGATATTATCAATATTCAGTAATCCTGCGCCGACAAAAAGACTTTGATAAGCTTGCGCAGATAGAAGCGAAGAGAAAGTTGGAAGGTTGGGCTGGTTGATATGGGGTATCTATGAAAAAGAATTTATTTTTACTTGCATTGTTTATTTCTCCATTTGCCATGTCGGCAGAGTATAAAATTTCAATTCCTACCGATTCCAAGGCTGTGTATACAGTGTTAGGCAAGGGGGAGCGTGATGGTCTGAAAACCATTATTACTAAGCGAGAGGGTAGTTCCGGGGTGTCATACTCTGAGCGTGCTTACGACTGCGTTAATCGCACAGTAAAGTACCTGGGTGATGGCGAGACCCTAGAGCAAATGAAGTTATCCCGCGCTGACCCGAATATGAGCGATATAGTTCCCCAATCAATCGCTGATTATGTAGGTAATGAAGCCTGCAAGTAAAATATTAACCATTAGAAAATAAACCCCGTTCAACCGGGGTTTTTTGTAAGCGTCGCATTTGAA